TGTTACATTTTAAGTTACACTATTTACTTTGAAAGTTACACTTTCTTGTTAGAAGTTAACGGTGTTATCAACACGTTTCTTACATGTTGATATCGAATGTTCATGACATTTTTGATTTGTGTTCTATCGTAACCTTGACTATGAAGTTCACGAATGATCGGTGACTTCTTGTCATACTTTTTCAACAATAGTTCGTATGACTGTTTGATGTTTTGTTTCTTGACTTGTACGTTCTGTTCTGACATTTTATTCTCCTACAAGTATAAACTAAAACGTAACAGATAAGTTTATTCTTATCTGTTATGAATAGTATATTATACTTATACGTATAGATCAACAGAAAAAGTGATATAAAAACGTTACGTTGTCTGGTAGGTGGGTTGATAGTTGTTCAGTTGAAGAGTAATACTCTTACACTATACGTTGACGGAGTAAAGTTCGTCAACTGTAAGGATGGAGTAATTTTCGTATACGGAAAACGGTGTAATTTCGTTTGTATGCGACGGAGTCAAATCCAATCTACGCAATTTTAGCAAAAACCACTTCACCCTGCTAACTATCACCATTGCTCAGTCACTAAAAAGACCATGTTGATTTTCAACCTTTTATACTATATAATATACTCACATGGAACTTCTAGAGGCAAATCGTCATGCAAGGTCCTGGTACCATCCCTCATAGGCCCCACGAGCCCCAAGAGTTGTCTATCTCGGTCTCGAGATATCAAGCCGAGGCCATGAAATTGCTTCGCGAAACGACCCCCCTGAACGACCGTGGTATGCCCGAAGGGATCTACAACATCGATCTAGTCTGGAGCAGCCCGAACCCTGAAGATCCGACCCCAGAAGCTCTAGAACTACTAAGCTACGACGATGGCTATCCCGTTATCAAGTCTACAGGGATGCCGCTATGGGACAGGATTCCTGGCGAGCCTCCCAGGTTTCATGGATTTTTCCTTCAATACTTGAAGATGGGTGAGGGACGCCACCTAAACGACCTCCCCGTTGAAATCTCTCAGATAGACTCTGAGCCCCCGAATCTTCCCACTCTCAGAGACCTAGCCGAGATCTACAACTGGCATTTCAGAGCCTTAGCTCACGATCACTTCTATGTGGCTGTCAGAGAGGCACAAAGAACCCAGAACATCAGGTTAACTGAAGAATCTCACCTCCAACTAGCCAATGAACTAGCAGGAAAGTGTGCAACCTGGATTAACGACCACTTCAAAGACCTAAAGGAAGAAACGGTTGTCAACCTGCTGAAGATGTCTATCGCCCTTCAGCGTATCTCGCTAGGCCTACCTGCAAGCGGCCCCAAGGAAACAAACGGTAAGGGCGGTTCTAGTGGATCGACGTTAATCCAGACTATTATCCAGCAAAACAACGGTGGTACAACAGTGGTCAGCCTCGAAAGAGCTCTCAAGGACCCCGAAACTGCTGATCTGGCTCAACGTCTAGCTCTCAAAATACAACCTCAAACCGCTCAAAAGATCCGGGAGGCTAGTGGGGTAGAGGACGCGGAGATCATCATCGAGAACAAGGGCAATATATGATTGACCCCAACACACCACCTCGTGGAGCCCTAATCGAACCCCAGCGTGGAGGTGTGTTGGGGATCCTTGGTGTTCAGCCCAAAGATATGTGGAAGCTGACACCCGCCACCATGGCCACTTACCTCACTAACGGCGAGTGGTCCCCTGCAGAGCATCTCCTTCACATCAGCAAAATCGTTGCAACTGCCATATATAACGGTTTAGTCCATAAAAAGCCCAGTCGAATTATCATTAACGTACCTCCAAGACACGGAAAATCGCAGATGCTCTCGATCCACACTCCAGTTTGGATTCTGGAGCACTGGCCTTGGGCTAATATCATCCTTGCAAGCTACGGCTCCGATCTCTCAAACGACTTCTCCCTCGCCACAAGAGACCTTATTCTCGGAAACGAAGATAAACTGTCAATCCGTCTCAGGAAAGACAGAAGGCAGATCGATAGGTGGATGACCGAACAGGGTGGTGGGATGTTTGCTGTAGGCATTGGTGGTCCGATCACTGGTAGGGGCGCAAACGTACTGCTAATCGACGATTACGTCAAGAATGCTGACGAAGCCGCCTCCAAAGCCAAGCGGAAATCGAATTACGACTGGTTTTTATCTACGGCCTCGACTCGCCTCGAGCCAGGTGCGCCAGCAATCGTAGTCGCCACCAGATGGCATCCCGACGACGTGGTAGGGCGCCTGGAAAACGAAGTCGAATCTGACATTCCTTGGCAGGTCATTAAACTTCCCGCCCTCGCTTCGAGCAACGACCCCCTCGGAAGGGAACCGGGCGAGCCTCTCTGGCCGGAACGATACTCGAAGGCTGCTCTTCATAACATTCGAAGTACGATTGGTTCCTACTTCTGGCGTGCCCTCTACCAGCAAGATCCTGTTGAATCGCGCACAGGACTGTTCAGTGGTGATGATCTCCAAGTCGTAGACATTCTGCCAGCAGAATCGCGCCTCAGAAGGATTCGTGCTTGGGATTTAGCCGCTACCGAGCCTGAAAGCGGCTCAGACCCTGACTACACCTGCGGGCTCAATCTAGCTTATGACGAGGTAACCAAGACTTACATCATTACGGATGTTGTCCGGAAGCAGTTATCTCCATCGAATACAGAGGAATTGACCAAAACAACGGCTAGCTCTGACGGTCCAAACGTGGTTATCCACCTCGAGCAAGAGCCTGGGTCTGCAGGTAAAAACATCATCTCTATGTTCGCCAAGCATACTCTACAGGGGTATATCGTCAAGGGAACGCGCATAACAGGCAAGAAATTCACACGAGCGCAGCCAGTTTTGGCGGCTGTTGAGAACGGAACTGTTAAAATGTTACGTGCTCCGTGGAATAAAGCCTTGAGGGACGAAATCGATGCCTTTCCTGACGGAGCACACGATGACCAAATTGATGCTCTCTCGTTAGCGTACTTCGGGCATAGCGTGTGGAACCGAGGTGGAGCTACATTCGGGCGCAAGAAGCCTGAGAAAACCGGTGTGTCGATGTACAATCAAGGACCCGTCTGGGGTCGCACGAGTGGAGGCACCTAAATGGCTGAAATGAGAGCACTAAGTGACCTTCTCAGCAGGATCAAGCTCGCATTTCAAGCTGGAATGCAGTTTGGTACTGATCGAGACCTATACAAGGTCTTCGGGTATAAGCTCACTCCGGTTTACAACGACTTTGTTAACCGGTATGCGCGTCAGGATATCGCAGCACGAGTTATCGACGCCCCTGTTCTTGCCACCTGGCGCGGAAGCCAAAGTAAAACCCAGAAGAAGAATCTAGGTCCGGGGCGTGGGATTCAGGTTTTCGACAACTCTGGGTCCGAAGGAAAGTTCGCGAAGGCTTGGAACGACTTAGTTGTCGAAAAGCGAATTTATCAGTACCTCGAGAGAGTTGATCGACTAGCAGGTATTGGCAGCTTCTCCACTCTCCTATTCGGCTTCGATGATCCAAGAGCAGATCTTGAAGCCCCCTTAGGTAGAGCCTCGGATCTCCTCTACATGCAGCCCTACGGGCAAGGCTCTGTAAACGTTCACGAGTTCGAACCCGACTCCAGCAATCCGCGTTTCGGGCTCCCTAAGATTTACACTCTGGACGTGATCAATCCTGGAGAAGCCTTTAAAGGTGTTACCGGGCGCTCCACTCGATCAATCAACACCATTAAGGTCCATCATAGCAGAGTGTTGCATGTAGCCGAAATCCTCCTTGAGAACGACGCCTTTGGGGTTAGTCGGATGCTTAGGGTGTACAATCTGCTGGATGATCTACAGAAAGTAGTAGGGGGCTCCGCAGAGACCTTCTGGTTAACCTCCAACAGGGGAATGCACGCCGACGTCGATAAGGACATGTTTCTCGACAAAGACGACGAGACGGCTCTTGCGGACGAACTTGAGGAGTACCAACATCAGCTACGACGTTGGATTCGTACAAAAGGAGTTAAAATTACCAACCTAGGCTCAGATGTTGCTAACCCCGAGGGGGTTTTCTCTGTACTTATTGCACTCCTAGCTGGAGCCTCGGGGATTCCAGTACGTATTCTACTGGGATCAGAGCGGGGTGAGCTTGCTAGCGAGCAGGATCGATCAAACTGGGCTAACAGAATCGAAGAACGCCAGAATGACTACGCAGAACCCTCAATCCTCCGCCCCACCATCGACATTCTGATTGATAGTGGGATTCTACCTGAAATCCAGGGAGATCTGCAGATTATGTGGCCAGATGCCTTCGCGCCTTCGCCTATGGAAAGGGCTCAGGCGATGGCTCAGAAGGCACGTGCTGCTACGAACTTTTCGAAGGCGCTTGAAAGCCCCTCACAGTTCATGTCACGAGAAGAAGCCAGAACGTTCTTGGAGTTAGACCCCGATATCCCGACTGAAGTCGAGCAGGAGCGTGAGGAGCGTGAGGAAAAAGAGGCTGAAAAGGTCAAGGCTGAAACCGACGCCATTGCAACTCAACCACAACAACCAGCTCAGGACATCCCTCGAGCTTCAGGAAAATAACATGAGGTCAATGTAATGCCACACACTACGTCGCAGATATTGTTCACTCTGAACGATATGATCCTCGAACTTCAAGGGTTCAAGGATGTTGTGGCAGATACCTTCATCAACAACGCCACAGTGACCGTTACGCTCGTTGACAAGGATGGTACCAACGTGGCAGGTGAAACGTGGCCTCTTACAATGGTGTTTGTGGGTGCCTCGAACGGCGTGTACAGAGCTACACTGAAGGACACTCTAACGGTTACCCTCGGTGAAGTCCTAACAGCTCAGATATCTGCAAACGGAGGAGCAGGTCTCCAGGGGCGATGGGATCTCCCCATAGTGGTCAAAGAAAGGAAGTTCACGTAACACCGGAGAGAAGAAATGGCTGCAATTATCAATGCCGACATCTCTATTGCCACCAATGGTGATATCAGATGGACGGGTTCTGCATCGACTCCACGACACACAGTGTTGGAGTTCATTCAGTATCTGATGGACAAACAGGATGACGCGCAAGCAGCCGGCGACGACCTGCTAGATATTACCGTAGACACCCCGTTCGACAGATCTACTGATCAGATCATGACGTTGAACTCACCATTCAACATCGACGACACCTTCATGACTCATCTTTACGATGGATCAGTGAAACAGGGTGCCACTGACCTTGACACCTTGTACTCTGGTTTGAACCTAATCGGTCCTGTTGAGACTGGTACTGAGTACATGATCCTCCAGGACGGGAAGGTTATTGCCTCTTTCTGGGGTACAGGTATCAACCCAGAGGCTGCTCCGTCTTTGGTGTTCAGTCGTCATCTTGTCAAGTCTCGCGATCAAGGCTCGGATATCGACCAAAAGCGAATCACTGTGCTGGCAAGAGACCTCGGAGATCAGTTCCGGAGATTTCCAGTCACTCTCGGTACGGGAAACTCGGTGGCTGCTATCGGGAACGGTGCAGACATCTTTAATACAAAGACCGACGCCACTCTTGCAGGATTCACAACCGTTGTGAACACCGAGGGCTTTCAAGAGCTTGATATCGACGGCACCGGCGCTGTTGGGCAGGAGTTCTACGCTCAGTGGGATAAAGGCTCTCAGACAATCAATGACACATACGAGCGCACCAAGTGGACCAGCCAGAGAGCCCACGTTGCAGATCAAACTAGTGGCGCTCCAACTGGGGCAGACTTCGTGATCGACAACGCGACTATTGTTGGTCAAGCCCAATCGTTCATTCCCCCAACCACCACGGAGCAGCTCGTTGAAGTCAGGGCAAAGATCAAGATCCTTGCTGGTAGCCCAACAGGCCCCATCTTCGCTGAACTATACGACTCCGACGACGCCGCAGCTCAGTTAGCCGAGCCTACTGGTGTCTCACTGATGCGCTCGGAGGATGTGCTAGCGAGCTCTATAACATCGGTCTACGAAGAGGTGATCTTCCGCTTCAACCGGCTCGATCCGAGCGACGGAACAGACCAACGCCAAGCACTTCCAAACGCGGAATACTTCATTGTTTTCCGGCATCTAACGGGAACGGCGGGTGATAACTTCTCTCTAGAGGGGGCGTCAACAGATCAAGATTCCACAATGAACCAGGCTGACGATACAGCTGCAGTCTGGACGGCATCGGCGACCGACGACATAAATATAATCGTCAAAACTAGCCCAGTAGTCCACGGGGGTCCTGGAGAACAATTCGAGGGGATCAACATCGAGGTTGGGTTCGACGGTGAGACTGGAGCCGGAGTCCTTGAAAATGACGTTCTTATCTGGGGTACCAAGGTGTTCTACGACGGGCTAGCTGGTGGGCCTTTCTTCGGAGGCGAGCTCGTAAGAATCACTAACGAATCCGGAGGTGCACTAAAAACTGGAGGTAAGGTTCTCCATGATGACACTGTTGATGAATTGGTGATCTCACTAGATACCCCGGGGGCGGCTGTTATCGACGACAACGATATCATCACGGGGCTCACCTCGGGAGCTACTGCCAACATCAACGTAGGTGGTGGAGCTATCGAGGACGAGGATAAGACAGGAGGTGAGGGTCTCCTTCTTGCAAAAGACGATAACGGTGTCACCGGAGAGCTGTATATTCAAGTGATCTCAGGCTCGAACCCCGTTGACAACAACAGGATACGATCTGAGACGTCGCCTCTGGCAAACTATGCTGACGCAACTACCACACTTAACACTAGAACTATCAACCCGGAATACCTCGGTACTTCTACTGGATCAAACATCATTGGGGCGTACGGCATTGGGTTTCAGCCTGCTGATGTAGGGTCCTCCGACCGGTTTACATCTTTAGACAATACGAGTCGTATTCCGCCAAACAATCAAACCTTTACCGTCTCAGGGTTGGTATCCGGTGAAGATAGGGTGCTTGTTGGTCCTCGTACAGGAACCTCACTGGATCGGGGAATGTGGCTACTAGCTACAGCTCTTACGGGTGCTACGGAGACCGCTGTAGTTGTCAAGACTGGAACAGACACCGTACCGTGGCCTTCAGCTGAAGTTAACTGGCCAAGTACTGGACAAGCAGGCGATCCGTCAGCACTACGCATTCAGCTCGATACCGGGATATACCGAAGGGTTGACTACGAATCCCACGATGACACGGACACTTTCACCATCCTATCTACAGACTTCTCAGGAGCAAACTCAGCAGCCGTGAACCAAGATGTGTTCCTAGCATTCATCGACGTTCTAGCGGATGCAGCTTCGGAAACTTTTACAGGAGTTCACGCCGGGACTGATCGCGATATGTTCGTACGAGTAAGAGACGGTGGGTCTACCCCTACCAAGACGTTTGAATCGAACAGCGCACAGTTCCTAGCCACTCCGCAAACGATCGCCGCAGTCCGAACAAGCGACGCGTAGCGTATAGGTGGGATATGTTTGTTGATCTTGCCAAGTTCTTCTTGTGGCTTTGGAAACTTTTGATGCTAAGGCGGTCAAAAGATACTTCCACAAGCAAAGCGGATGCCCAGGCGCTGATAGTTCTTGAACATGGCGTAATCAGATTGAAAGCACAAAGGCTGATATTGTGGAAACTAGCCAGACCAATTCGGGTAACCCATAGAGCGCAAGATAGGGCAGGGAACTCAATGTTGATGATTCTCACCGCTGCTGCCCCGGGAGCTCCGCCGCTTCCTCCATCGGTGAGTCTTCCAAGACCTATGGACGTTCAGGATTTGTTCGATATGGAAATGGATCTCAGCATACCCCATATTGATGAATTTTGGGAGTTTCCCGAACGTCCGAGTAAAAATGATTACATCCTCTCCTGGATGAAGGTGGTCGGTACGTGGGCTTTTGTAGGCTACCATATGATGAATTGGCATGGGTCAATGGTCAGCGTCCTGACAGTCCATTACGACGAGCCCCACACATTTACCGACTCTGAGCGAGACACGATGCGGATTATCGGGCGGGAGCTTCGGCTTCTCTTCCCTTGGCTGAACGGGGGACGAACATGAATCTCTGTCTATACCCTGAAGAATTCACCCTTTGGTCTACGCTGGGTAATCCTGCTGTTACACCCAATACTAACTTGGCCCCTGACGGCCAAATGACCGCCGATAGATTAGAGGATACCGTCATCAACGACTATCCTCGAATCCTCCAGGATATAGTCATACCAAATGTTGTCCAGTCGTGGACATTCTCTATCCACATCAAGAAGGACAATGACGAAAACAGGTTCCCGGAGATTCACTTCAGAACGCCAGGAGTGCCGGGCGGTGGGGCACAGATCAACACGAAAACGGGTGCAACGATTGTCCGGTTCGGGAGTCTAACCGCCTCCTCGGACGACGCCGGAGATTATTGGCGATTCATTATGACTCTCCTCAATCAGCCTCCCCTCACTTCCGTCAAGATTCAGATTTTTCCTGCTCTTGCAAAAGTGTTTGGGGGTGCCGACGTAAGCGCGTTGGGTTCGATTATCGCGTGGGGCGCTAAGTTAGAAGTGGGAACTATCGCCACGCCATACGTTTCGCCGCCATTAACCTGGTACGAACATACGGTCACGGTGACTGCTACATGCAAAGTGTGGAACGAGGCTGCGGACATGGCGTCCTCGGTTTCTGCCGTCCAGAACTTTACGGGGGAAGACATAAAGAGGAACTCAGTCCAGCGCGAGATGTTCAAGACCGTATCTTCTGTCGTCGTCGACTCCACCGCGGAACAGACTAACATATAGGCGATAGGGTCATGACCGTTGTTTCAATTAGCGCCCAGAACGCTCGGCTAGACGACGCCGAAGCCAACACCGATTGGGGAAGTATTGGGGGTGGTGCTGGTGGAGCCCTTGAAACTGACTTCAAATATCAGGGGTCTAACTGCTTCGCGCGTAAGGGTGCAACTGCTCAGCGTGGTATTTTCCTGAGCGATAATGTGGACTCCGATCTAAGTGGTGCTGGGAGTTTTGAGACGGTGATGTTTAAGTTCATCTGCACCACCCCAGGCCTGCTGGATCTGCTGAGCGTGCCGGGGATGCGGTTGGAGGTTGGATCGGGAAGTACCACTGCCTCACCATCTACGAACTTCCACTTTTACGATGTGCAAGGAAGTGACGTCTATCCCGTAGATAAGAGCTGGTTGGTCCTGCCTATTGATCCGAACATCGCGTCCCACCGGACGGGCACCACTGGAACTCCCGGCCTCACGGTTGTCGACTATTACGCGCTGCGGTTCGACCAGACGGCTGTCTCTAAGTCTCCGAATCAGGCCTTAGACGCGGTAGATATAGGAGCAGGGCTCACACTGACGGGCGGTGATGGGGCCGACCCGGACGGAGTGTGGCAGGACTTCGCAGACCACGACTTCGGGACGGCCGCGAATCGGTTCGGCTACGTTCGTGAGGTAGACGGAGCTCCCAACGTATTTCTAGTCTTCGGGCAATTGGTTATAGGGACGGCAACTGTCGCGGTGTTCCTTGACAACACCGGAGCAACGCTTGTCTTCCCTGACGGACTGTTTGCAGCTGGTTTCTCGGGAATAACCGTCGACCTTCAGACAGCTGCGACCGATGTTGACTTCGTAGATAGTAGCTTTTTTGGGAAGGGGACTAAGGCTGGTGAGGACACACGGCCGACGCTGACTGTTACAGGAACTTTAGGTGCTTTTGACATACTGAACAGCGTCCTTGATGCGTTTGCTGGAATCATCCTAACCGTCGCCTGCACTATAACTGGGGGTAAGGTCACAAACAGTGAGAAGATCACACAGGCGGGAGCGACCCTTGACGGAATAGAAATCTCCGGGGCTACAACCGCTGATGGTGTGGCGTTTATCGAAAGTGACGACCTCGCTAAGATCAAGAACTGCAAGTTTACGTTCTCCGACGGGCACGCAATAGAGATTACTGCGGTTGGAACTTACACATTCACAGGAAACACGTTTACCGGTTATGGAGCAGACGGCACCAACGATGCTGCAATCTTTAACGATTCCGGTGGGTTAGTGACTATAAACCTAGCAGGAGGAGGAAGCGTTCCTACAATCCGGAATGGTGCTGGTGCATCTACTGTTGTCAACGCAGGCTCAGTTACAATACTGGTGCACGTAGCCGACAATACAGGAGCAGATCTACAGAATTGCCGAGTGCTACTTGAAGCCTCCGACGGGACAGGAGACTTCCCGTTCGACGATACAGTGACAATCACCCGTGTAGGATCCGTTGCTAGTGTTGCACACACTGCACACGGACTGGAAAACGGTGATAAAATAGTTATCCGCAAGGCAGACCAGCAGGAGTACAACGGTGTATTCGCTATCACGAACGTGACCACCAACGCTTACGATTACACCGTATCAGGCTCTCCAGCTACTCCAGCAACCGGAACTATCAAAGCCACCGGCGCTGTTCTTGAAGGCTTGACAGACGTCAACGGCGACATATCCGTGTCAAACATCTTCACTCAACCGCAGCCGGTCAAGGGCTTTGCTAGAAAGTCCACAGCTGCTCCGAGGTTCAAGGCGTTCTCGTTAGCAGGCAACACCGTCAGCGACACAACTGGACTGACTATCAACCTGAGACTGATCCTAGATGAATAACAACAAGTCGGATCCAGACTTCTTCGTAGAGGGCTTCAAGCGGATCGACCAAAGTCTGGTGCTTCGAAATCCCCCTAAAATCAAGTGGGGCAAAGAGTACCTGGACTGGCCGGACGATCGGAAGATCCGGTACCTCGAGAAGCTATCAGCAGCCATGAACGAGGCTGCCCACCTAGTGCAGGTGGAGCGTGACGAGTTGAACCGACTCATTATCCTGAAAGAGGAACAACTCACCCAGCTATCGAAAGCAATGGCAGCCAACAACAATATGCTGCAGCAAGAGGTCACCAAGATGAACGCAGAACGACAGTCGTTTAACACTGCAGTGGCAAAGTTGAACCAGGAGATCAGGGACCTCAAGAAAGCAGAGTAAATTATGGCGATCTCTATAAATTACCTCACCAACGTCATTAGCATTCCACAAGCCG